CCAGAGACTGGAATTGCGAGAAGGTCAGAGTAGTCGCCGAAGCAGTCGTACCAGTAGCAGCTTGGCTCAGCGTCAGGGTCGTACCAGAGATCGAGTAAACGAAGGTGTTAGCAGGAATGTTTGGTCCGGTAACAATCATACCTGGAAGGATCGCAGCGTTAGACGCACCCAGAGTTTGGGTAACGGAAGCAGCGATACCACCAGCAGCAGTGTTTGCAGTCAGAGGAGCGATAGCCAGGCTAGAACCCCAGTTCAGTGCAGTACCACCAGCAGTTGTTGGTTGGGCGATTTGCCATACGTAAGCAGACGAGTTGTTCAGAACATACGCCCAGTAAGCGTTGGTCAGATCAGCCTTCTTAGCGTCGGAAGCCTTGCTCAAGTAAGAGTACTTTTCCAGCATTTGACCAGCAACACCAGTCCAGCGACCGTCGGCGTCCACGACAGCAACGTGAACTTCGTCAGCGCCTGGAGGGCCGTCAAATTGGATAGCGTATTGCCATGTAGCGAAGGTGATCGCGTCAGCCATCGATACACGGATCGAGTTACCGTATGTGCCTGGGTACTTCGCAGCGTAAGCGCCGTGAGTTGCCGAGGTGTAAGACGTACCCACACCGTTTTCGTAATCGATCTGGTTGTTGATCTTAACACCAACACCCTTTGCGGTAGCGTTCAGTTGGCCGGTCGTATCAACACGGTTAACCAGAAGGCTGTTAGCGTAAGCGAGGAAGTTAGCGGCAGAGAAGAACGACTTGGCGTTGGCCGTAATAGGCTTGCCGTAGAAGTTTACGAGCTCGTTTTCAGAGTCGACAACAGTAGGCTCCAACACTGGACCCCACTGGAATACGCCAGCGAACGCACCATTGGTTGTTGCAACGCCAGGGACAACGGAGGTGTAATCCTTTTCCTGGACTTGTACGCCTGGAGATACTAGAAATGCCATGGTTTTAATCCTTTATGTTATTCAGGGTCGCTATTAGCGACTCAGATTATTTAGTTCTTTGGCTTCTTCTGTTAGAAATTCAGCGGCATATCTTCTTCACGGCCGTCCAGAACAAACCCAAATGGAGTCATATTTGCTTCAAGGGTCTCCATCTGTTGTTCATAGAGAGCCTTACGCAAGTCCACATTATTTAGGTCCTTGAAATAGGATTGTGAAGTGAGCCATGCGAAGAGAACCATCGTCATAACGACGTCATCATTGTAGCCGTCGTCAGCCGCGAAGCTGTCTTTCTTTTCGATGAAGGTCGAGATTTCGTTGATAGCAACGGCATCCCAGAATAGCAGCTTACCTTCTTCAACAAGAGACTTGAAGTTGGAGCAACCGATACGCTTTACCTTCTTGTCGGTAGCAACACCCATAGCCAAGGTTCCGCCGGCAAAGCCTTGGGAGATTTCTTGACCGCGTTGCGTACGCTTGACAGTCATCATGTTCTCGTATTCGAGTTCGTAATGAAGAATGTGGGCTACCTGGTCGGCTGTGTTGATTTCACATAGGACGTATGCCTTGTTGTATTCAGTGGCAACTCGGTGAACCAATGTCGGAAGCATCAATGGTGGCATCGTATTCGATCTGAAACGAGCAACCATTCGGTAAGGCACCGATGTAATGTCCATCACACAGAAGGCGGAATAGTCTTTACCGGAACCCTTTGACACGTCCACGACCATGCAGTACACATGCTCTGGGGTTCCTTCCTCAGGGTCTCCCATTATTGGACTCTCGAAGATATCAAGACCGTCCTTTGAGTAGATTGGTGATTTGGCCGATAGCTTACTGATGGTGTTACCGTCGATAAGCGTCGCGCTAGAACCAAGCCAGTGACATAGAACTTCCTGATTGAACTTCAGCGGTCCAAGAATTTCCAACATTTCCTTGGCCCACTTCTCAGTACGATCTGGGTGCTCGGTATAGTGAGCCTCAACTCGAACAAAGTTGTTCTTCTTGGTTTCTGAGTCGTTCCAGAACTTCCAGAAGTGGTTGAAACCGAGCGGCGTTGACGTCATGATAATCTTCGATTCCTTACCAGACGAGATCGTTGGATAGGTAGAAGCGAAGAACGCATCGGCCACGCCGTTTTCAATAATAGCTGCTTCGTCGATGTACAGGAGAGCAATAGACTTACCACGAGGACCGGAAGCGGTCGTAGCGCCAGTGTAGATCTTTGAACCGTTTTCTAGTTCGATATTTCCCTTGTTCCAGGTCTTGATACCTTGCTGGAGCCAAGTCGGTAGATATTCATAGGCGTACTGAACGCGGGATAGAACTTCACGAGCGGCCGAAGCCTTGTTAGCCAGAATACAGATTTCCTTGTTATCATTGAAGATAGCAAAGTGAATCAGGTAACAGGCAACCGTGATGGTCTTACCCATCTGACGGCCAATCTTACCGAGTGTGAAGCGGTTGTTGTGAATTGCGTCGACCAGACGAATCTGGTATGGATGCATATCAAAGTTGACCGCGCCTTTGTCCAGCGAAACGATGGTGCAATACGTCTTGATGAAGTAGACCGGATCGTTTTTACACTTGAGATATTCTTGAAATTGTTCAGCCGTGTACTGGATAGGAACACCAACCGCCTTGAGGTTGGCATTCCCGTTGTACATTAGTTTAATCTTAGCCATTAGAATTCGTAGAGCCACTGCTCCGTAATTGGCTCAGTAGGGATTGTACCGTCTGCCTTATATTGCGACATTTGGTTCTCGAGACCATCATAGACGTCAACTGTGACGTGCTTGATAATCTTACCATCGGTGACTGGGCCGTAGAAGTTAGTCTTCAGGGTGAATGAAAGAGTATGAATCACGATACGTGGGTCATTCTCATACGAGCCGTCGTAGTTATCTTCGACGCCTACGCTATTAAGGATCACAGGAACTGTTTGTTTAATGTTCAATTCCGGAACCATCGATAGCAGTAGATTGTATTCTGGGGCGAAGTATGGGAGAATCTGCTCCAGAATTTGTAGACCATCTTCCTGGGTCTTGGTAACGACGTACAAGGCAATTTCAATGTTCCAAGGCACCGGCGCGTAAGCCTGGCGGCGACCAGGATCTTCTGGCGTTGGGCTGTTACAAATGATGTTGTTTGTACGATTCATATGACGATCTGCGTCATATGCGTAATTGGTAATCTCGAAGGCCAAACGTGGCAGCGACACTCGGACGTGTTTGTCTAGCTTGGGGTCGGCTTCAACGCGGCGCAGCATCTTATCCTTATTCGCGTAGGCGATAGGTACGGCGATGGTTTGCTCCACCACACCAGAGTTATTCTGGCGTTGGATCACAATATCGCTAAACAGACGTGCAAAGGCAATAATTGTGTTCTTGGTGTGACCGTGGTAGAAAGGGTTTCCAGCAAACATTATGTCAAGTCTCCGAATGGATTATCAGTGCTGAAACCAACGTCGTCCCACTGAGCCTTGGCCTTTTCGTTGTCGCCATACGAATCAGGGACATCAATGTGCGTTTGTTTCGTAGTATCGAAGGTTCGTAGGTCTTCGAACACATCAATTTCAGGTTGACCTGTATCGATACGTTCCGATGAGTATTGGAACAATTCAATGGTCAGCGTGTATGTATAGAGCTTTGCGATCTGATAGAATTGCTCTTGGTGCTTGACGAGCTTGATTTCAAACAGGCCACCGGTCAGCGGGAAGTAAAGCAGATCACCTTCGGCTGGACGGTTTGGTAGCTGGGCGCCAGGGAAGCGTCCAACCAATTGATCATAGCGACGACGCGACATGGTAACCGATGCGCTCTGGTCCATCAGGTGGCCGAACTTCTCAATGAAGGCACCTTGTCCGCCAAAGCCTTCAGGAGTTTCCAAATATGCCTCGATCGGATATGCTTGTTGATACTTACTCAGGCGGTCTTCGCCAAGAATTTCGTTCTTGGCTACCAGCACGCGAGGAATGTAAAAGAAGTTTTGACCCTTAGCCTGAATGGCCTCAATGATAAGGTCCTCAAGGAGGCCTTGTTCATTGGTAGAACCAGAGTTAAAATAAGGGTTGATCATTCAATTATCCCATGAAGAAAGATAGAGGCGCTGACTTAGTTAGCAGATCGGTTTCAAGAGCCTTGATATCGAGAACGGCTTCTTGGAAGATAACGTTACCGTCAACCTTGATGCCACCCGGAAGTGACATACCACTGAACTTCTTCATGTTAATGCCCCACTGACGCTTGAAGAGTGCCGTAGTGTACGAGCGAAGCCATGGCTCAGTCCACACCTTGGTAAAAGCGTTCGGGTCGATGGCACGGTAGCCTTCCACCACAATGGTTTGACCGGTGGCTAGCTTTCCCTTCCAGTTAACGTCCAGACGAAGTTGGCCCATCATGCGGTTGAATTCAAAATCCGGCGCGGCGTTCAGCTGGAAGTTCAACAGGTCAAGATGGCTCATTGCCTGGGTGTAGTAAACCAGGTCCGTAGACGTTAGATTACGAACGTCATTCAGCATCAGTTGGTATTGGATGTCGAACAGGTATGTGCTCGAGCTAGTCGGCTGAGTGAAAGGAATAACGCGCGTCACACCAAATACACTGTCCGGAATACGAATCCAGTGGTTCTCGGTATCGCCAGCTGTAAAGAAGTTGGTCGAGCTCAGGGTTGCAACGTTCGTGCCATCAGTGATATTCTCACCCGCCAGGAAGTCACCCACTACATCGCGAACCATAACAGTAGTCGCGTCGCCGCCATTCTGGACCTTAGCCTTAGCACCAGAAGTTACGCCAGTGATAGTTGTTTCATTCAGGAACGCGGCACCATTAGAAGTCACCTTCAACTGCGAGCAGGTAATCACGTGCTGCAGATAAATCTTCTCAGCACCTTCGTAGTGGTAGAGGTTGAAGTAAGACAAGGCTTCGTCAATACGGTCTTGCAGTTGCTCTTCGGCAACGTTGACTTCAACCACGGGTGCGCCAAGAGCGCGGAGGCAATATTGCTTTAGATGTTCTCTTGTCGACATTACTTGATAATCCTAATAGTTTTCTTCACGCGCTCGGTAATCACGGTTCGGGTCTTCTTCAAGACCACACGGAGGTCTACCTTTGCCGCAAGGTTCTGGAATAGGTTCAAGCCAATGACAGAACGAGTTGCCTGGATTACCTTGGAAACAACGCGGTGGTATGTTGTATTTATTGCGATTCCAGCGGTTACAATCTTACCGATCGCGCGAGCGTATGTAGCCTGAGTGCCCAGAGTAGCCGTGAAAATCTTCTGACGGAAGAAGTTGATCGTTGCAGATGTGGCAACTGTGCGCGAGATAGTCTTGGTAAAGTTACGCACCATAGACGGAACCGCAGACACAGTCGTGGCGA